GGCCACGTCGGACGCGAAAGGTATTTCGTGTAGTAGGCTTCGCCGCCACCCACCTCAAAGTCGAGGATGAGCTTTCTGGATTCAGGAGATAGATTCATCGTCGTAGTCGTCGTCTTTTGCTCGGCCCGCGTTCACGTATTCGATCCGCTCGTTGATGTTCTGGGTTTCGGTGTGCTCCGTTTTGCCGTCGTCCCGGTTCGCCATCACCTGCGCCACGCCGGATAAGCCGAAGCGGGTTTGGAGTGTCTGGAATCCAAGGTAGCCGATGAGCAGCGCGCCCAGCGTGCCGGAGGTCGTGATGAATATCGTCGTGAGAGACGCGGCCTTTTCGGACTCCATTCCTTTGAGGTCGCTCACCGCGCCGTCGTGAAACCACACAAGCAACCATGCCGCCGCGATGGTTGCGAGCAGCTTGCGTGAGAGGAATGTTGCGGTGATGGATTTTAGAAGTTTCATGGGTTCATAGGATTCTGCTGATTATTGGGCCGATGACGGGAACTGTCACTAGATACGCTTTGAACATCCGCAATGCAACCCATGCCACGAGTAATCCGAAAAACGCTTTAGCCCAAAACCACGCCCACGATTTCCACGTCTCGGCCCCGGCGACCTCGACGGCCACCTTGTCCTGAGCTTTGGCGACTTCGGTTTCGAGGCTGGCAAGGGTGAGTCTGAGTTCGTCATTCGTTCCACGTAAAGCATCCGTCTCCGATGCTGCGATGCGGAGGGAAAGGATCAGCCGCGCTGTGTCGCCGTCCGGGCGTTCCTTGTTCAGCTTCTCCGCCGTCGCCACGGACTCCGCCACGCTTTCCTTTAGCCGCCCGATGCTGCCCTTTTGCTTTTCCACCAGCCTGCCTGCCCGCTCGGCTTTCTTCGCCACCGGGGCCATGATGGCGCGGGCTTTTGTCGGGGCGCTTTGGCATGAGGTCAGGAGAAGGATGGCCGCGAATAGGGCGAGGCGGTTCAAAAGTCGCCCCCCGGATGCGTGTCGTTTTTGCGGATGCCGCACTCGCGGCAGACATACTCTCCGCGTATCAGCCTTTCGTTCTCGGCTTTGACGGCGGCAAGTTCGCGTTCCAAGGCGCGGGCAAAGTCGCGCATGATCCCAGCGTGGTCGGTGCTCGCAAACACCGCGTTTGTTCTCGGGGTTTCGCTCATTGGTGGACGGTAACGCATCCGCGAGCGTGGTCAACAGCCGTTCTGACGACCTGCGCCTCGCTCAGTGCCCGCTTCGCGGCCTGCTGCTTGATCCACTTCGCTTGCGCTGGGGTGACGCCTAGTTTGATGTTGTTGGGGTATCGTGTTTTTTTCATTCTTTGATGTGCGGTTTGAATTTGTCGCGGACCAGCTTGCCAAGCTGTGTCGCTGATAGCACGCGCCACGGCTTGCCGTCCACCTCGGCGGCGAATTGGTCGCGCCGTTTTCCGCGTCGCAAGTCCAACGTGTGCATTTCGCCGGTAAGCCGGTTGTGGAATGTGATGGAATGTTCAAGCCTGCCGCGCCACTCAACGCGGACAGGCTCATCAGACGCGAGCCGTTTGCGCTCCTTGGCATCACGCCACCGCTGCATTTTCGCGCATGTCTTCACGCGCTTGCGCTGCCAAAAAGATTTCATTCTTCGCATATTCTGTGGCTAGGCCGCTCTCTATCCTCCGAGCGACGCCGCTCAAAGCACCACAGGCATTCGATCATGCCCCCACGCTCTATACTCCACAGGTGTTCGCGCATCGCACTTGGGCAGTCCATTCGCTTCACGGTTTCTCTCAGCGGCCTAGCCATGCGCTGCTGTCGAACTGCGTTCTCAGCAGCGCATTTCGCTGGGTCTGGAATTGGATCGCCCATGCTACGCCCCACCCTTTCCGCCCGCAGTCGCAGAGCTTACATCGTTCGGCGAATGGCGCGGCTTTGAGGCGGAGCGTTTTTGGCACACACAGGCGCGGAATACTCTCTGCGTGGGATACTCGTGAACTGTGAATCCCTTCCCATTGCACTTCGGGCACGAGCGCCGCTTACAATTCGCCGAACCACGCGCTCCAGCGGACAGCGCCGGGTTGGGGAGGTCAGCGGACATCGGTGCTCCTTTCGCCCGGCGTCGCCGCTGAGCTTGGGCCGTTCGGGCAATTAGCTTCGATCCACTGCTTCTCAGCCAACTCCCACATGGCTGCGTTGGCTGGCGACACGCCTTTCTCCCGGCACCATCTTATCAGGTATCCCACTACCGAATGATGCCATTCACCGCTCAGGCCCCGCCCCTCGCAGTCCGGGCATTTGATAGTTTCAGTTCTCATATTACCTCCGCAATCTCGCATGTCTCCGCGTGTCGAGGCCACCATCCTCCGCAAGCCGGGCATTTTCGTTCGTGCGACAGCCCGTGCTGTCGCGGTGCGTATTTTTCTAGCAGTGCGCCAGCGCGAGCGGCCCCGGCCTCGTAGAGAGCCGTCAGCAGCCTCTCGGCTTGCTCGTTGATGTCGCTTCTCATCCCCGTGGCCTGTTCTGCTATCAGCCCGCTTAAAGCTCGGCGCGTTTCCGTGACGGCTGCTAATTTCGATGGAATGATGCCGTTCATAAGCACCCCCACTTTGCCCCCGCTTATGCGCCTGTCAACGGAAAGTTTTCTACGCCACCATTGACGGCAGCGGAACGACGCGGCCCCAAATGCAGATCGGATGCTTCGTCGCGCTTTGCATCACCGTGGCGCTGGCCTCGACGGTCAGCGCCTCGCGCGCTCCTTCGCGCACAAGACGGTAATTCACGCGATACGGCCTCCAGTGCTCAATCGTATCACGCCACTGTTCATACACTTTTTGACCGTCCTCCGGGTGAAGCGCCGCCATCCATCCGCGTCCGAGCATTTGATCCCGCGAAATTCCGAACAGCTTTGATAAGGCTGGATTCACCCACACGCACTCCCCGTTCAAATCGCACTCGAAATGCCCAATCGGACTTTCCTCGAACGCCATTCGCGCCCGCACGTTCGCAGCCTCGGCGCTGTTAGCCGCGTTCGTGATGACTGTTTCGAGTCCCAGCAGCCGCGCGTCCATACTTTCCAATCGCCTATCTACGGACTCAATCCGAGTGGAGAGAACGTCCACCGCGCCGGTCAGTCGCTCAATGACTACAACGGGCCGGTAAATCCAGCCGAACGCCCAAACGAAAAACTTCCGCACAGGCTTAAACGCCAGCGTGCAAAATGTCAGCGCCACGCCAAGCCATCCGGCGTTCTCGCGCGCGGCGCGCAGCAGTTCGTGGGTTTCGTCGCTCATGCGAGAGCGGCGAGCGCGGCGGCGTGTGCGGCGGCAGCGGCCTGTGCGGCGGCGAGGTCTGCCTCGATCTTCGCCCGGCGCGCTGCGGTGGTGTAGGAGCGGGCTTGCGCGATGACCGCTGCGACGGCATCCAAGTCGCCACTGGCGTGTGCGGTTTCGGCGGCAGTCACGAGCGCGTCAAGGTTGGTTTGGATTGCGAGCTTCGCGGCCTCCACAGCGGCGGCTTGGTCGGTTGCGGCTTGTGCGAGAGCTGCGGCGTGCTGGTCTGCCAGCGCGGCCAGCGCGGCAGCGTGAGCGTCGGTGGCAGCTTGGCGCGCGAGGTTCGTTTCAGTGGCTTGGTCGGCGAGTTGCGCGTCTTTCGCGTCAAGCTGCGCTTTGATGTCGAGCCATAGCTGGCCGGATTCGGTTTGAATTGTGAATAGGTCTTTCATTGGTTTTTAGGTGGCGATTATTCCGGCGGATCGGAGTCTGGCGAGTAGTGCGTTGAATTGCGTGGTCAGGTCCATCAGCACGCCGCTACTGTCCGCCACGGCGGCTGGTTGCACTACTGGAGTGACATTCCAGAATCCGATCTTCTGCGTGGTAGCCGTGCCAATCTTCGTGCCGGTCGTGGTGTTGACCGCGATGTTCTGCGCGTCTCCAAGTGTGATTCCGCCATTGGCCGTAAGCAGTCCGGTCAGCGTGGTGGCTCCGGTGACGGCGAGCGTGCCAGGTATGGAAAAAGCGCCGCCACTTGTGACCGAGAACATGGTTGATCCACTGCTGTTGACTCCGCTCGTCACAATAAGCGAACCCGATGCTGTGCCGACGTATGTATGCCCGTTTGTGGCATGGACAAATACACTAAACGTGCCTGCCGCAGTGGTGGACATCTTAAAGGCTGGCCCTACGGATGCCGCCCCGCTAATGGTCAGTGATGCCCCTGCTGCAGCTCCGTTCCTGTCCGTTGATTCGGAGATGGTTTGCGTCGCGGTGAGCGTCTGCGCCGCATCGGTGCGCGCCAGCGTCGCAGTGGTCGTCGGGAAGGTGTAGGTGCGCGCCGTTGCCGCCGATGGGAAAGCGAACGTCGGGAGGTCGGTGCCGCTGGTGGTTAAGTTTGCGCCGAGCGTCAGGCTTTTCCCGTTGACCGCCAGCGTGGTGAAGCTCCCCGCCAGCGTGCCGCCGGTGATGTCGCTGGTCAGCGCGACGGTGCCGGTGGCGTTTTGCAGGGTTTGCGTTTTGCCGTTGCTGCCAGCCGTGCCGACCAGTGTGATGCGATTGGCAGCAAAGCCAAACTGGATGCTGCCGCTGCCGGTGGTGTCGATATTGCCTCCGCCGCTGCTGGTGTCGATGTAGCCTCCGCCGATGCTGGTATTAAGGGCTCCACCGCTACTGCTGGTGTCGATGTTGCCTCCGCTGCTGCTAGTTTTCACGTAGCCGCCGCCGTTGCTGGTGTTTATGCTGCCGCCACTAGCGGATGCCCCTCCGCTAGTGTTGATGCTTCCAGCAGTATTTGCTGCGTTTAACATCAAAATTGAAGGAATAGAGGGACTGCCGGGAGGATAAATCTCAATTCCAGACGATGAGCTAATGACCATGCCATTGATGCTCGCCGCCGTGGCCGCGCCCAAGCTCGGCGTGGTGAACTGCGGGCTTGTCGTCATCGCCACGTTGCCGGTGCCGCTGATGGCATACGCCTGCACCAAGCTGCCGTCCGTGTAAAGCACCTGCCCAGCCGTGCCGTTGGCGGTCGTTGTGCCGATGGTGATACCGCTGCTGCCGCTCGCAGCCCATTCGAGCAATCCCGTTGTCGAGTTGGAAAGCGTAAGCTGCTGTCCATTCGTCCCCGCCGCGCTCGGGAACGTGAGCGTTAGCGGGAATGTGACGGTCTTTCCGGCGGCGACGACAATTACGCCATCCACATTGTCCGTCGGCGTCCCGCTCAGGCTGTATCCCGGCGTGATTTGCAGTTCAAGTGGCGTCGTCAGGATGCCGTTGGCGCTGTCATAAAGTTCCAGCGCACACCACGTATTCCTATACGTCTGCAAAAACGTGTTCAGTTGCGCGCTGTTCAGCGGGCTGACCGTGAATGTGTAGAGCGTGGTGTCGCTCAGAACAGGAGCGGAAAGCTGGATGAGGTAGCCGCCGGTGAAATCGTTCTGCGCCTTTATGCCAGATGCGGTGAAGACCGGGGCAGTCAGCGCCACCGCTACGCCGCCTTGCACGAACCGCACGGCGAACTTCACAATGTCGCCTTGGACAATGCCTGCCAACGGTCCTTGCTCCGTGGTGCCAAGCAGATCGCTCGTCCACTTCCGCGAATCCATGTTCCAGTAAGTCGTTACGGTGATGGTCGCCATAGGTTTTCACCCAAAAGGGCGGTCCCGATTGCTCAGGACCGCCCGGTTGAGGGTTGCGATTACTTAGTCGCAGGCTTGCTGGTCAAGCGACGGGCCGCAGCGCAGGTGCAGGAACACGCGACCGTATTCGGGATGCACCGGCATGGACGCCGATGCGAGCACAGCGCGGAAGAAACCAATGGTTCCGTCCGGGTTGCAAACACGATCCGGGATGTTTTTCCACGTCACAGACGCCGGGAAGTAGTCGGGCGTGTTGAACCGAGTGGTTCCGCCGGGAGCGTTGATCGAGCCGGGCACAAGCCATTCATAGACCTTCTCGTTGAAGATGATCGAGACTTCGTAGGCAGCGGCGAGATACGTGGAGCTGACCTCGTATTTGTATCCCTTGGTGGTGCTGGATTGCGTCCAGTAGTTGCGCCGGGTCATCACGTTCGCCACAAGGTCGTAGCGGGGCATGTGCGGCACGATGTAGTGAGCGTAGTTGCCGTAGCTGCGGTCAACGCCGTAGCCCTGCAAAAGCGGGCTTTCCATCTTGTCGCCCATGAAGGCGTAGCGCCAGTCCTGCCGAATGTCGGCGTTCTGCTTGATGAGGTTGCGCGACGTTTCCGGCGAGCAAACCAGCGTGAACACGTAGGCGGCACCAGCGCGGCCAGCGGCACCGTCTCCGAAGCTGTCGCGCATGATTTTGACATACTCGGCATCAAGCACGCCCTGAGTCAGCGGCGATGTTGGAGGCGGTCCAGAAACAAACACGCCGGTAGTGACGTTGGGCGTCATCGCGGAGTTGACGTTCAGGATGTTGCCAGGCGGCATCAGCGCGATGTATTGGTTGATGGCGTGCTTTTCGAGTTCCCACTGAACTGCGCCGGTCAGCGAGTCGATGGAAGCGCCGAGCTGCTGGTTGATCTGGAAGTCCGTGCGAAGGTCTTCCAAGCAGATGTCGGGGCTTTCCAACGCCTTGCGATACAGGGCGAAGGTGCGCGGGGTTTGGCCAAAGGTCAGCGCCGATGATGTCGGCAAGCAGGTGCCGTTGCCGGTGCCGGTGGATGCCGTAACCGCCGTCCATGCGGCGTCGTCGGCGTCAGTGGTGAACGAGCGTTCCACGGTGAGCACGGAAATGGTCGTGCCCATGCCGTCTGGAAACGGGCCGCGCTTGATGCGGTCGAGGAACAGGGATTTTCCCGTCATGCGCTTTTGAAGCGTAGGGGCGATGCGCCCGCTTTCGCGGGTGAACAAGTCGGATAGTGCGTTGCAGTCTGCTGTAGTAAGAGGCATAGAAGTAGGTTTTTGAGAGTAGGATGCTTGAAAACGAAAGAAGTTCCGCGAACGCGGCTTCCGCTTTTACCGAACTGGCCAAGCATTTTTGTCTCGAAAGCGAGCTGTGCTTTCTTTGCGCTTCCGAAGGCGCGAACAGGGTTTTGTGAGACGCAGGTAGTTTTTACGGAAAACCGTAAGAAGTCAAATGGAAAGTTTTGGGCGTGCTATCACGTCGTATTGCGCGTCGCCGCGCTCGCAGTTGTCCTGCGCCACCGCCACGTCGTATCCCATCGACTCCAGTTGCGCCCAAAGCGAGTCCTCTGATTCACCCAGCCGCTCCAACGCCCCACGGTTGACCTCAATGAACATTGTCGGCTTGGTTCTGGAAATCGTCTTGGCGGCTCCGCGCAGCACCGCGACTTCGCTTCCCTCAACGTCGATTTTGATGAACGCCATTTTTTGGAAGTCCAGTTCGTCAATGGTCAGCACCGGGTATTGCGTTCCGGCCTGGACATGGCTGGCTCCGGCGTTGTTGGCGTCTCGCGTATAGCCGACAAAGGCGTTGGGGTCGTCGCCAACGGCCACGCCGCCGCGCAGTTCCATCGTGCCGCCAGCGCAGTTGTGCAGGATGCACGCGCAGCAATCGGCGTCGATTTCAAAGGCGTGCACGAACGCCCCAGCCGCCAGCATCGGATATGTCGATTGCCCGATGTTCGCCCCGATGTCCAAGGCTACGTCGCCCGGTTTCAGGTAGCGCCGCATCTGATCGGCCAGCCAATCGTCGTGACAGAGCTTTTGCGTCTCTCGCACCCATTCCGTGACAAACTTATCCCCGCGAATGACGGCCACACCGCGCTGTCCAATCGGCAGTAGTTCCACGTTCGGATTGGCGGTTATTGAGTCGTCCGGTATTTCGGTGTTCATTTCAGTAGCGTTTCGATTTCAGCTTTGATTTCCGGCGTCAATCCACCCCAGCTCCAGAACTGCTTCCACGGCCAAGTCGGAACGCCGCCATTGGTCGTGTCGTGCCAGTGGAATTTGTCGCGATGCTTGAGCCACGCGAAGAATCCAATGCAGTTGTATTCGCTGAACTCGTGGCCCGGTTGGTTCATCACGTAGGCTTCCATTGAAGCTCCGTGCGTTTCCATGATGAAATCCCTGAACTCCTGGTAAATCGAGCGCGGCGCGATAATGGCGCACTTCCGCATGAACTCGTATGGCGGACATTCTTGCAGGCACTTCGCCATGACATGATACCACGCTTTTTTTTCCACCTGTCCCGGCATGTCGCCCCACGGCGTCATTGTCCAAGCTGGTTTGCCGTTGTGAAAGAAGATGCCCGGCGTGAATGGCGCAGTTGCGATCATGTCACTGTCCCAGTGAACGATGTATTCCGCCCGCGTGTGCCGGTCGGCGTTCAGCTTGGCGACCTGCTGCTGCAAATACCCTTCCGGCGCGTCAAGATACACCACCTTTTCCGCCGTAAGGTTTAGCGGAGAACTTTTTGGAAGAAGAACGATGATGTCATTGAATCCTGTGGCGAACTTTTGAAGTGACCTCAGAGCATACGCCAGCCACGGGTAGTCGGCTGGATACGACTTGATGACCAGATCGACAGTCACGCCACCACCTTCCGCCCGGCCCGCGCCTTGGCCATTCGGTCCTTGGCTGCTTGAATTTGCTCAGGAGTGCGCGTGTCGGGCTTTTTGGTTTTTCGTTTCCGACTAGGCAAAGTTGACTTTTCTGGCGAAACAATAACTTGCGTCCGTGAAGCAGTGAATTTAGCAAACGCGGACCGCTGCATTTCCAAATTAGCAATGGCATCTTTGTAATCGGACTTCAATGATGCTATTTCGGCGAGCAGTGCAGCTACGTCCGGGTTAGTAGCGGGGGCCGGATTCAAACCGGCGATCTCCCCGTGATGAACGGAGCGTGTTGTCGCTACACCACCCCGCGATTCGCGCAGTCGGTCAATCAGCGATCCATCCTTGCACTGATGATAGACAACCACCCCGGAACGAATCCGCGCCATGTCTTCCTGCGAATTGAACGGCTCAGCTTTCCAATCGTGCTGAATGAGTCCTGTGAAATGCGCCTTTGGAAGTATCTGCGACGCGGCCACAACGTCCCAAGCGTTGTTTTGAGCCATCACGTAGTCCGGCGCGTTCCTGCCGATGGCGCGATAAACCGCCACTCCGCTCATGTGCTCCGGCGTGTTCGGATAAATCACGCGAGCGCCCATGAACGGTTTTCCGGCGGCGAAGTATTCAGTCTGGATGCGGTCCAGCCAATCGGACACCAGCGGAATAGCGTCGCCTTCCAGCCAGAAATACGGCGTGTCGGAATGGTCGTCGATGACATCCTTGTTCACCCGGATAAAGGCGTTGTTGGCTGAATAGACGTGCGGCATCTGCGGTGGTCCCGGTCGCTCGTCCTCCGGCGATTGCACGTAGAACGTCACCACACGGAACGCCGCTTTCAGCTCGTCCATGATTGGCTCGTGCAGCTTGGCGCTCGCCATCGTCTGATTGACTGATAGCAAGCACTCGTGGTTGCCGACACCGCCAAGCTCACGAATCCATTGCGCCAGCTTTAGCGCCGTCTGCGCCTCCTTGTGGCAGATGCTTAGAACGCAGAGCATATCAGATTATTCGGGCGTCCTTCGCGCCCGCACGGATGGCTGATATGAAGTCCATTTCCTTCGGCACAGCGGTAGTCGCGCCACCGCTTGAAATGCCCGGAGACGACTCGCGATACTTCGCAAGTTCGCTTTCCAGTTCCGCAATCTTCTTGGCCGATTCGCTCGCCTTGCCAAGCGCACCGTCTGCCGCAAACGATTTCAGGATGACGCGGGAAGCCGCTTCGAGGTCGCTGTTCTTTTCGTAGAACTCGCGGGCTTTGGTAATCGTCGCCTCGTCAATGCCAAGCTCCTTGGCAAGACTTGCCGCCGTGCGCGTAAAGGCTTCGCTGGCGTGCTTCTGGAATTGCGCCTGCTGCTCCGCCTCTCTCGCCTGCCGTTCCTGCTGGCGTTTGGTCAGCGATTCCTGCGCCTTGGACAGCTCGGCACGACGATCCTCGTCAATGCCCTCCACTTGGTCAACCAGCGCGGCGATCTTCGTCTTGAGAACGGACGGCGCAAACTCCAGAACGCTTTCCAGAGCGGCGAATCGTTCCTTTCCTGTCTTGGACAGGACGCCAAGCAGCGCCTCCGGTTCAATGTCGGAATATCCGGCCAGCTCTTTCAGCTTGCCGACCGCCTGCTCTCGCTTGGCAACATACTTCGATTGAAAGTCAGGGTCGTTCTCAAGTCGCGCAATGCTGTCCACTTCGGACAGCTTGGCAATCCTCGCCTCATACTCGGCGGTGCGCGCTTTCAGTTCGTCGCGTTCCGCCCGCGTTGCTCCAAACTGTTCGTGCTCCGCCTTGAGCGCCAGTAGCTCCTTTTTCGTTTCCTCGTGGGCCTTGCGAAACTGCTTCCACTTGTCTCCGCGCCCTTCGTTTGGCAGGGTTTCCGGGAAGTCCTCAGCCGAGACTTTCGCCTCCGGTTTCGCCTCCGGTTCCTTCGGCGGTTCGGTTTGCGTGACTTGCGCCACTACGGGCGGTTCTTCGCCGACCAGAATTGGCAGCGCGTTGGGGTCTTTTTCAAATATCTTGTCGAAAATGGCCGCGACTTGCGACACATCGGCGACAGGAGGTTCTTGGGTTTCGGTATCAGGCATCTGTGGTTTCTTCGGGTTGGTATGTTGCTTGCAAATTGACGTGCTGCGGCCCCGGCTCCAGCGCCGTGATGACGTTGACGGCGAGATTGAAGCCGGCGATGCGCCCCAGAAGGTGTTGTGTGTTCTCAGTGGCGTCCTTGGCGGTCACTGCTGGCATGGCGCGGCACGGGTCGAAAGTGCGAATGGTTTCGATGAGGTCGCGCCACATCGGGTCGCGGCGAAGCACCTGCCATTGCTCGGCGTGACGGGTTAGGAATTGGTCAGGGGGCAATGGTAAGAGTGGGTTGCGGAGGGTTCTCCGGTGTAGGAAATTCGCTGTCCATGATGAAGTCGCTGACCGCCACAAGAAGCGCCACCATTGCTTCCGCGTGCAACTGCCTGTCCGTCGGGTCATATGGACTGCTCAGAAATGCCGTCTCCTTTTCTGGCGTGGAAACAACAGCGCGAGCGCGCCGTTCTCCAACTATAATTTGCTCGTCTTTTGGAAGAAGCGATGCGTCCTCTACTGGGTCAAGCTCACCCATGCTTATCGTGTAGTTGTTCATTTCATCGGCGTTTCTGGTTTTTCTTTGGCTTCTTCCTGCCTTTGTTTTTGAGCTTCAAGAGCCAGCTTGGCGTTACTGGTCATCATGGAATGATCGTTCTTTTTTACGCTCTCAGCAACCGTCACGTCCCCAAGCACCATCTTTTGCCGAGCGGTTGCCACCTTGATTCCAAGGGTCTGTTCCTTAATTTCCAAGTTGCGGCCAGATTCCGAAATGTCGCCAGGCGCACGCTCCAGACCAACGGCGGCTTCCATCTGCGCCTTGACGCTTTCCGGCGCGCTCTTGTAGTTGAGAAGTTTCAGAATGTCCTGCTGCGCCTCCGGTGCCTGCCCTTGCGCCTGCTGTTCCGCCTCGGCTTGCATCTGTTCTTCCAAGCGTTGCGTCACCTGATCCTGCGCCCGAGAAAGTTGCTGCCAGCGTTTGTAAAGATTCTGGTAGTCCCCGGCGCGAATCTTGTCCTGCGAGAGTTGCTGTAAATGTTCGTAGCAATGTTTGCCAGCTCCGTCGAGGTGAACGTGAAGCGCCTGCAAAGCTGCCACTCCAGCGCCGCTTTCGGCGTCCAGTCCCATCACTTCCGCTTCGTGTGCCTCCGCATCCGTCAAGTGGCTTTCCAAGTGTCGGACGTGGCTTTGCTGAATGGTGATGACAACCTGACCGCCCGTGCGGAGCGCGTTGTTTTCCAGCGCCGCAATGCTGTCGTCCTCAGTGGAGCGGTTCGTGTTCAACTCGCCCATGTAGCGATCCGCAAAACTGCCGCCCGCCGTGCGGGAAATCCAGTCGCGAATCGCCAGCACGCGCCCCTCCTCCGGGTAGCTTCCGGCGTTTTCCATGATGGCTTGTGCCGCCATCATGGCGTTCACGGCGCTGCCAGCGCCAAGCGAACGCATGGCCTTGATGGAGTCGATTTCCGAAAGAGCTTGCAACGGCACTCCGCGCATCACGCACCGACGTTGAAACTCCAACGCTTGCGGCCCCCCAGGATGAAAAGCGCGCACGTTGGGGCTGGCCGCACGCGGAAACATCTGGCGATGCAGCATGTCGAGACTGACGTAGTAGCGATTGATGTTCCCTTTGCCGAGCGCCGCCTGCTGCTGCAATTCCAGAATGGCGTGTTTCTGCCCACGTCTCGGCACTGTCTCGCCGGGGGCATCGCGCATAAGGCCGATGTTGTTGTTTAGCCCGGCCTCCATATCACGGCGAACGCTAACGGTCGCGTCGATTCCTTGCCCGATAGTGCTGCTCATCATCTGCAATCCAGCCGGAATGATGGACAGATTCGCCAATGATAGAAGCTGGCTTTTAGTCAAAGAATCCGCGCTGGTCTGCTGCAACAGCACTGTGGACGCGATCATTGCACCGTCCACTTCCTTGCAGCGAAGCTGGTTAAACACCTCGCAGTAGGCAAACATCTCCTTGCCGAGTCCGCCAACCGAGTGCCACGTTCCGTCGCCAATCGTGTAGAAAAACGGGCAGATGACGCTCTGCATGGAGTCGAAGCGCCCAATGTCGCTGAACAAAAACTCTTCGCTGCTGCGATCCGCGCGAATGATGTGGTGACTCACCCTGCCGTCAAACTCCGCCACGAGAACATGCGACGTTTGCACCTGTCGGCTTTCGCTTGTGCCGTAGTAAATGTCGGCGTTCTTGAGCTTAGACTGGTAAAACTCGTAGGCGTTCGCGCCGGGAGGCGGCATTGCCGAACCGTTGAAAGCGTCAATGATTGCGTTCTCTGTGGCCGGAACATTCCAACCAACGTCTGTTGCCTGCTTGGGATTGCGAATGTAGCGATACAGCCGGTTGCTGGCGTAGCTTTTCTGGATGCACAGAACCTCGATTTCCTCTGTGGAACTGCGGCTTCCGTCCGGCACCAGAACGTCGCCGGTCTTGGCGCTGTCCGGCCTCCAATCTTTGTCGTCCGGGAAGTAGAGAAAGCCGATGCCATGCACCAGCATTTGATACTGCGAGAATTGCATCACCTTGTCCCACTCGCTCCAGTTCGTCACCATGCGATTATATTCCTCGCTGATGATCTGACTCCAATCCGCGCGCTCTGTGACGGTTCCGAAAGCGGTTTGGATTTCCGCGATCATCGGAACCTCAACCAGAAGATCGAAATACGGCGTGCGATACTGGTCGATGATAGCACCGGCCTGCCGGAAGTTCAGGTTGCACGCGCTCCCCATCCCTTTCGCCAGCAATTCCGACCGCTTGAACGGTGCGTTTCCGTCAATCTGACCCTGCACCCGCGCCCGATTCTGACTACGCAACTGGTCCGCGTCGCGCATCCGAAAGAACATGGACGATGCGTTTGACGCTGTGCCGATGCGCGTTTTTGGCGGCTCCTTCGTGGTTGCGTCTAGCGTGGCAAGTTCAGTCTGCACAGGTGGGAGTTTTTACGGTAGCCGCGTAAGAAGTCAAGGTTATAGTTTGCTCATCCAGCAATGATTTCCGACTTCCTTGTATGCGGATTTCTGTTCTGCCGTGGTGCCAGCGACCAGAATTTCCGGTTTTAGATGGCACTTTGCCGCGAGCAAACAGCCGCACACCCGGCACGAACTGCTTTCCTCCAGCTTCACAGCCTTCTTGATGGTTTCGCCAATGAGTTTTCGCACTAGGTCCATCCATCCGCACGAAAGACAGCCGCTAGTCACGGTGCGGGCAAAGCAATTTCTGCACGCATCCGCCCGTTGCTCCGCCAATTCCTGCGAAACGTAGGGGTCTTTTCCTTTTGCGAGAGCGGTGAAAGCCCATGTCGCCAGCGTCTTCGTTCCAGCTTTGATGCGGTCCCAATTATTCGAGAACCCAAACGCCTCGAAGGTATTGTTCACGCAGTAATCCGGCCCCATCACGATACACACCTGGTCGATCACGTCGTCAATGCACTCCGCCAGAGTGGCACGCGGGTAGCCGTTGGCAAGGCGATGCTGCAAAACGTAGCCAGCGCACTCCGTATGCGAGACGGAACTGAACTGCATCCCGCTCTCGTATTGCTTATAGACGAAGCCAAGCTCTGTCGGCGGTTGGTTTGGAGATTTCAGTGTGTATTTGCTCATAAAAGCGCGGCCATTGAATCTTCCAAATAGCTGTCCTCAGTGTTGATGGAAAACTCCTGCACCAAAGCTTGCCAGTTTTTGTCCAGAGTGCGACGGATTTTTGACTGTGTGCCACCAAGCGCGCCACGACTGCGGATGGTGTCGAGCAGCACGCAGCACGAATCAGCGGCATCCGGCGAACGTCCGACGCGCAGCTTCATGTCGGTTTTCTTTTCCAGCTTGATCTTGTTTTCAACAGAGAAAAGGCGGATGCAAAACTCCTTGGCGGCATCGGGCGACAGTCCGCGCACCTGACCGGCCATCACTGCCACGCGAAACGAATACCACAATTCAGTCACCTTGCGGTCGTATTCCTCCCGGCACGTTTTGGGATTCATCTCGCTCACCGGCATCTCGCTTGGCTTCCCTCCAAACTCCACCTGATGAAAGTCTGGACTCCACGTTTCCGCAATGATGCTAGCCAATCCTCCGCCCTCGCCGGTCACGTCCATCCCGAAGTTGCGCGGATTTACGCCACGTTTTACGCAGTGTTCCTTCACGCTGTTGGCGATTTGAAAATGCAGCGGCGACGGGTTGGTGAGGTCTGTTTTGATCGTCACTGTTTCCGCAAACTCCACCACGTTCGTTTCGCGTGCGGTCTTGCCGGTCTTGGCAAAGCTGAGAAGGCACTTGTCGCCGCCGCCAAACGCCGGGTCTAGCCCTGCCCAAAGCTGCGTATCCATATCGGCCCACGGCTCTTTCGACATGGCCGCGAAGCGTTGTAGCAGCGACTCGCTGAGAACTGTCTGCTCAATCCCGTCCGGTGGCCAGAAGCCGCGCCGGAAACGCCACATCTGCGGACTGTTCTCGCCGTAGTCCCGCGCCGTGGCCGCGATGTCCTCGCGGGTCAGTAGGAACGGGTAGATGACGCGATTCGCCAGCACGTTTGGGGACTGAAATCCGTCGAAGTGCAGCGCCACTCCGCCGCGCTTGGTTTTCCAGCGGTCTGTATTCACGTTGATGCTGGACCATCCATCCTCCGGTTCACACATCTTGCCGTGACTGTCAAAGTAGGACGCGGCGTTGCCAAGCCCGATGAACGCGGCTTTCTTTTTGCCGGTGCTCAGGTTGGTCATAGCTTGCACAATAGCTTCCGGCACGTCGGTTAGCTCGTCTGCGATCACGCACATTCTGGGAACGTGGAAACCAATCAGACGACCAAGCGCCTTAGCCTCGTCACCGGCTCCAACAGATACGCCGAAGATGCCGTGCTTGGCGTCGCCTTTCACCGACTCGATAGACAGCTTGCTTTCGACGTAGTTTGCCGGAGCGCAGATAGTTTCAATGGCGAGATATAGCCGTCGCACTTCTCCCCAAATACGTTTCCGCAAACCTGGCAGCGTGGTGGAGCAAACCAGCACGGCGCTATTGGATTGGTCGCAAAGCCAGAACAAAACCGAGTAGATGGCGGCGGCGAAGGATTTTCCGCCCGACGCTGAGCCGCTGACCAGCACCTCGCCTTTCGCTCCGATTTTGCAAAACTCCTCCAAAGCCGTCTCGCAGTCCGGGTGCCAGATGATTCCCGGTTTTTGCGGATTTCCATTCCACAGCATGTCTGCCGCGCGTTTGGCGTGAGCGTAAGCGCCCGGCCCTTCGTAGGTGGGGATGTTGGCGGCTTCCCGAAAAAAGAACAATTCGCGCAGCAGTTCGTTTGCGAGCAGTGCGCGAACTTCCGGCGAGTCTGCAAAGGTGTAGCCGTAGGCTGTGAGCGATGGCTTGGCCTTTGGCTTTGCGGGCGCGGCGGTCATTGCTTCATCAGCGCAACCCTGCGGAATTTTACCCACAGACCGTTCATCGCTTTTTTCCTCGGGTTGGTTGTCTGGCCGTTCTTGCCGGGCGTTTCGTCTGGAATTGCCTGCAACATCTCCATGCCAGTCTTGCCGGTTTCGGGATTCTTCGTTTCCAGCCAAGTCCGCATCATCTTTCCGCTCTCTTTGATGTAATCGCTATACTCTTTATACGTCTGCCTGCGTCCGTCTAACTTCACTTGTCGGTCAGGAACAGACAGACCGTTGCGAACCACAAAAAGCGTCGTCTTGTCATCGGCCATAGTTGTGAACTGGAAAACCTTCTCTCCAGCCTTTAGCGCCATCGACTTTCCGGCGTCCACCTCGTCTCCAAGAAGTGTTACGGCGCGCCCATTCGGCGCATAGAACGCAATGGCGTTCGTGGCGGTGTCGAAGAATCCATCGGCGCGTTCCTTTTTTCCACTCACAATCTCGTCCAGTTGCGAGAGTCCGCGCAGATTGCCGGGAATGAACTGTGCCACGTTCTTGCCAATGAACTCCGATGGCGTTTCACCAAACGAAGTTTTCCCTGTGTTAATCATCGTCAGTAGGTCGGCCAGTGAGCGCGTGAAAGACTGATTCATCATGGCGTCGGCGATGCCCTTTGCGACGGCTACGCCTGCCATCTCCGGCACCTTTTCTCCGACAATTTTGCTGGTTCCTTTCGGCCACTTCTTGTTGTCCCGCATCCGCTGAAACGGCGCTAGGATGCCAGCAAGCGGCTGCAAAGGCCCAACATTGGTCGGAATGTAGGTGTCGCCAATTTTAATTGAATTGAAGCGCATACGCTTAGTGTCCCGCAAGCGCCGCCGCTCATCCGGCGTGGTTGGACCGCTGCCGATGAAGTCAATGTAAGGGTCTTCCTCGTCGTCAATGGCCGCGTAGATGGCGGCTAGTCCGGCGTAAAGCACCATGCCGAGATAGGCGCGCTGGATGCGGACTTGGGTGAGGCGGTCGCCTGCGCGCCCCTCGACTAGATTCACTCCACCAGCCAGCGATTCCGCGCCGACAACCGGCCAGTTGCGCGTCATGTAACGGAACGCCCCGTATCCAACGGAGTAGTCCAGCATGACGCGCGTGGCGTTGGCGCTGGTGCGAACAAAGCGAACGAATGGTTGCGCCGCGCCGCCGAGAGCTTTCTGGATGTCACTCTTGGTATTACTCGGGAACGCCACCTTTAGGATGGCGCTGGCGATGACGCCTATGAAGTCCTGCGGCTGGTCGTTGAGCAGCGAGCCGTAGTTGGCCAGTTCATCGGATTCTGTGGCTGCTTCCCGTCCTTCCGGCGAGAGCTTGGATTGGAGCAACTGAATGACGCGCAGCCGTTCGTCCAGCTTGGTTTTCAGCGTGCCGTCCTTGCGCTCCTGTGCCGCCTGTGCGCGCGATTCCCTGACCGCCGCCGGTCGCCCTCCGGGATAGTTCAGTTCATCCACAGCGTCTTCCAGCGATTGCCCCGGTCGGCGCGTCTCTTTTGCCAGTGCCGCCGCCTGCGTGAAGCGTGCCGCCTCGCGTGCCGGCCAGCGAATCACCGCATCCGCAGCCATCATGGCGCGCATGATCCACTTGTATTGCGACACCGCTTTGGCCGCGAGCTTGAACTTCTTCGGGAACGCCGGGTCTTCCGCCATCTTCGCCAGCAACTCCACCGGACTGTTGACGAGCGCGGAATCGAATTGGCTGATCTTTTGCAGGTTCTCGCCTGTGCTCCACAAGTCGCGCATCATGGCCACGCCGTCGCCAAACGAGCGCGCCCACGTCTTTACCGCACCTTTCAACGTCTCGGCTCGCGCGCCTTTGTTCGACAGCGCGCTCATTATCGTCATCTCGCCGGACGTAGCCGCTGATCCCAACGGGTTGTTCACGAAGATCGTGGTGAACGCGCCAAGGATGTTGCCGTAGCTGATCGACATGGCGAGGTTCCACCAGAACGAGAACGTCTTGGGATTGGCGATAGCCAGTTCCACGGCGATGTTGCCAAGGATGCGGTCACGCGGCATCCCTTCCGGTGCGGCCTCGGCGTCCTCATACATCTTCTTGAGCTTGTCGCGGAACGCTGGCGTGAACTCCTGCACCCCGGCTTTCTCCATGAAAACCTTGGCTAGCGTGTCGTCGTCCAGCGCGCCCATCTCGAACAACTTCCACAGCTTGTCGAGCGCGGTCTTGTTGCCGGGTTTGCCGGGCTTGCTCATTTTGGCGAGCAGTTCCTTGCGAACCTTCTCCATGCGCTTTTTCAGGTCGGCGATGATCTTTTCAGTCGCCGCCTTGCGCTCCGCTTCCGTGGCAAGATTCATCTTGGCGACAACTTCATCCGCGATGCGCTGGCGAATTTCGTCCCACGACGCTTTGGGCTTCGTCCGCATGATGTCGCGGATGGATTCGTCCATTCCTTTCAGTTGCTCATCGAGTGCGGTTTTCAGCGTGTCCTTGGCTTGCGCCGCCTCCACTTCCGCAGCCTTTCCGCCTGTCATCCGCGCCAGCAGCTTCTCCGCTGCCATCACCTTTGCGTCGGGCGACATCGGCATTGCGGCGTAAAGCTGGCCAGCGATGTTCAGCAGCTTGCCGCCCTGACTCATCATGTCGGTAAAGTCTGCGATGGCTTCCGCCTCCACATCCTTGAGCGCGGCAATCTGTTTCGGATCGGTGGCCGTCTCGCGCTGAGTGGCGGCGTTCTGTGCTATCAGGAAAAGCAGCGCGGCCTTGCGCCGGTCGGTGAGTCCGCTGAAGTAGTCCTTCAGTCCAGATGCGCTCATTTCCTTGGAGCGGTCTAGCGAGGAACGCAAGTCGCCTTCATTGGTTTGAAGAAGGATTTTAGCGGCCTCGTCCAAATCCTTTTTGAACGTGTCCGGCAGCGTGGTGCGGTTGCGAACCACGTTCCAAGCGTTGTCGCTCAACGTGCCTTGGTCGCGCTCGGCTACGCGGGTGTAGTATTCGCCCTCTCGTCCGCCTTCGACCGGTTCGCCGGGAATCGGGTTGCCATCATCCAAACCAGCGGCAGCGAAGAACTCGCGCGCCTTGGCTTCGTCCAGATTCTTGACCAGCGTTTTCAGGTGCGCGATGCCTTCTGCCACGGCTTGCGCTACGGTCTTTCCGGCGCGATAGGCGGCGCGTGCCACCATGAGCGCGGCACGCAACGCGGGACGACCAACGGTCTGAATGAAAAGCGGGTCGGCGTAGAGCGTGCCTTTGCTCGGTTTCAGCGCGTCAATGGCGCTATCCAAGGCTGACTCGATTCTGTCAGACTTCGCCTTCCCGCCCTTCGCCTTCACCGGCTTCATATCCGCCGCCTCGACGGTCTGTTCCTCGCCGGTGCGCTCGTTCTTCACGCGGAAATAGACCTCGCCGGGCTGGTCGCCTTTCTGCGGCGGCAGTTGCTCCACCACGGAGTAGGTCGCGGGACCGGACTTGAGCTGGATGCGGGCGGAGGCCTGCGCTGCGGGCGCGGGCGATGGCGCGGGGGTGGGCTTTGACTTTGCCCAAGCATCACGCGCTTCCGCAGCGGTGCGAAAATCTTGCGTGACAATCTCGCCGTTTTCCACCGCATACCACTTCCCTAAATTGCTTTTTCCAATCTTCCCTGTTCGCTCTCCAAATTTCACATCGTAAAGCAATCCCATCTCGCGCCTAGCGTTCGTGCCTGAGATTGGAGTCATCACCGGCTTCTCCGGTTTTGTTTCGCCAATCAGCCGTTCAAGTTGTGCGATTTGTCCACGAATGGATTGTAGCTTCACGGCGGCAGGATTCAGCCCGCCAATCATCCTTCCAAGCGGATGCTTTTCACCTTGATTTCCATACTGCGAAATCAAGTCTTTGCGTTCCTCTTTGAGTCGCTTTAAGTTTTTTACTCGATCAGCCGCAACCATCGCGTCGTATTGCTGCTGTGTAGGTTCAGCAGCCTTCGCTTCCGGCACAGCCGCCGCCGGGGTAGCGACCGGCGACGGCTCCGTGCGTGTCGGCTCGGGTGAAGGTGCGGGGGACTTCGCTTCCGGCGGATGCCACAGGTTGCCGCGCTGCGTCCAGCCTTCTGGTAATTCAAATCCAGCTTCTTGCGCTAACTTTGCAAGTTCAGCATTAAACGGCTTCCCGTTGCGGATTGCTCGCTGTATTACTTCTCTTGCGTCTTGTTGGCGTACATCGACAACACCAATCTCGGCGTTTTCCACCTTGTCTTTTGCCTTCTTAATGGCGGCCTCATCTGCACCAAGTTCTTGAAGCATTGCAAGTTGATCGCGCGCTTCAATCACGGACTGAATACGACGCGCTTGATCCATCCTATGCTCCTCTGGCGTCATCTGTTCCACCGGCTTTGCCGCATCCTGCACAGCCGCCGCCGGGGTAGCGACCGGCGACGGCTCCGTGCGTGTCGGCTCGGGTGAAAGTGCGCCAGCCACCGAAGGCGGTTGTTCCGGTGTGGGTGTGCCCGACGGGGCTGGCGAAGATGGTTTGCGCTCCATTCTTGCGGTCACGTCATACACGTCCGTCTCGCGCCCGTATGGCGTCGGCGTGCCCGGTTCCTCAATGCGCGGCGCGAACGGCTTTTGCGGCATCGTCTGGTTGAGCGCGGCGGCAGTCTGCGGCGCACCGGCTGCTTCCGCCTCCGCCACGATTGGGTCAGGTGGACCAAGACTGCCGCTCGGCAGATTCGGCGGCGCGACTTCCGGCACGGTCACGGTGACAGGCTGGGTGCGCGAAATGGTCGCTTCCACGGCTGCTGCCGTCTTGGGCGCTTCGGACTTGAGCAATGGCGCAGTGACGGCAACGGATGCCGCGCCAGTCCCGCCACCGATCACGCCTTCGCCAACGGCTTCACGCGGATCAATTTCCAATCCGTGTTTTGTGGCAACGCTTTGCCCAAACTGTTCAGTCACCGATTGCGCCGTTTCCGTCAGAAATTCTCCGGTAAATCCTTTGATGATCCGTTCCATTACCGGCCCCATGACAGCTTTTCCGCCGGGCAGATATTGCGCTCCAATGGAATCCAGTGCGCCGCTCGCCATCGCCGTTGTCAGCGATGCCGCTATGTCTTCGCCGGTTGGCTCCGTGCGTCCATTGCGCCGTGCGCGTTCGAGCGCCACCGGGCCGATGGTTTGCAATGCTCCAAACAGAAACGGCCCAACGAATTGACCGGCGACAACTCCTGGTGCGGCAGCAACGCCTCCGCCAACAATGGCACCTGGTCCGGTTGGAGAAGTTGCCGCAGCGCCAGCGCCTCCAGCAATAAAGCCGCCAGCAAGACCGCCCGCCACGCGGGAAATTAGCGAACCGGCAGCTTGTCCGAATTGCTCCACAATGGCGCGTGGAAGTTGTGCCGGAGCAAATCCCAGAAGGGTGAAGTCGCCTTCTTGCGGTTTAACGAAACGCGAGGCGGCGGACTCGTAGTTTTCCGGCGCTTTGACGATGTTCTTTAACGCGCCTCCAAATTCCGGCTGACCAAGCACTTCCGCTGTTGTCCCAAGATTTTCAAGAGGCTGATCTATGCCGTATTTGAGCGCGCTTCCAAAAGAGCGGTCTGGTTCAGGCGCAGACCCTTCCGGTTGCGCGCTGGACGGATCAAACCCGGTATCCTCAACGGCAGTTGAGGCATCGAAGCCTACTGGTTCTTCAAGAACGGCGGACGAGGAATCGAAAGCCATGCGTCACGGAATTTCCTCAAATGTTCCGTCCGGGTTTTTGTATGCCCTTCTGCCTTTGGCGTCTTTGAAAATTGGACGCGCCGTTGCGGCGGTCGCTGGCGCGGGAGTGACCGGCGCGGCGTCCGTAATGGGCCGCGTCTCGGTCACGGTCTTCATTCCAGTCGGGTCGGTGACGACCTTTCGCGTGCCCTGACTGGCCTTATCGCCTTCGCCGAAGACAATCTTACCGTCACGAATCGCTGACGGCTTGAGATTCATCTTTTCCGCAAGTTCACCTGCCGCCTGATTTTCCAGCACGGTCTTGTTTGAATCGTCCACAAACTTCGCGTCTTCGCGCGCCTTGGCGTCATCGCGCAGCGCCATCGTGGCAGCTTTCTCGGCGGCAATACGTTCCCGCGTGGCGCGGATTTGTTCCGAAGTGGTATCAATGGTTTCGCGCACCTTTAGATGGCTGGAAACCAACGAGTGAACCGTTGGGTCGGTGCGCGCCATCGGGTTTGCCTGAAACACTTCCGCCATGCGCGTAGCGTATTCCGGGTCGGTCGGCGACAGCTTGGCGAGTCCGCTTATCGCACCGGCAATGTGCGCCTCGGTCTGCATCTGCTGGCGAATCATCGCGGCTTCCTTTGCCATTTCGGCCTGTGCCTTCATTTGCTCCAGCTCCAGCCTTTGCTGCTGCAACCCGAACCGCTGCTGAGAGATGTTTTCGTTGATGATCTGTTGCTGCGCACGCAACGCCATGTTCTGCGATTCCACCACGCCGCGATGATCCGTGCGACGGCGGTTAAACGCTTCGCGCGGATTGAACGGTGTCGGGATTTGGGAATGATCGAACTCCGGCATATCAGTTAGGCGAACAGCTTGTCGGCAAATTTTCGCGGGTCTGTGGATACCGCCGGGGTGATTCTGGTTACGCCAAACTTCGGACCATACGTTTTATCCATTTGCGCCCGCTCGTCAGCGGTGGACGATTGCCATGATGGCGCTGGCTTTTGCGGGAAAATAGTTGCCATTCCGCCAGCAACTCTTCCGCTCTGAATCGGTCCGATAAACCCGGATTCACCTGGCCGCTGTCCCGGCGCAACCGGAAACGTCTCAGCGAACGACCTTGCGCTTCCGGCCATTCCTCCGCTGACCAGACCGCCTCCGGGTCCGCTTCCGGCTCCGGGCGCGACGCGAGACGAAATTCGCCCACTGCGCGCCCGAAATTCTCGCGCGGACTCAGGATTGCCCATCACAGGCGGCGGATTCTGCCAAGCCTGCTGCGCGTTTCCGCCGTAACCTGACGTAAGCGCCTTCTGCGACATGGCCTCAAGCTGGCTGACATACGCGGAACGGTAGTCAGTTTTTTGCGGCGCGACTTTTTTTGCCAACGAAACTCCGCCTGTCATCGGAAAGTCTGTCGGCAGCTTGCCGTAAATTTGATCGAGATAGTCGTCTTGGAAATTGCTCACAGGATATTCGGGATGCGAGCCGCCGTGAATAGCGGGTCAAGTTGCAAAATGCCAGAGCTTTGCGGCGCTTCAAATTCCTCGTGGTTGTCGTCCAGCTCGGCGAACGCCTGACTCCACAACTCCTTGGCCGTCGCGATGTCGTTTTCGTCCTCCGCCGCCATCGCGCGAACGCCTGTCTGCAACGCTCCAAAACAGTCAGGCACCACCACCGTTGAGGTGTCGGTGATCCAGTTGAACCGGCGGCGAGCCAACCCGGAAAAGGTCAGGGCATCGTTTGCCGTGGCGCTGCCGGTAATCTGATACTGTCGCAGACCGGACGAGTTTTCGCCCATGTCAATCGCGATGGTTTTTCCGTAATTCGTCCAGTCCTGAATCATCGGCCCGCCAACCTGATAGGCGAACGCCATGTTTTTGATCGGCACGACGAAATTGTTTGCCGGAATCCCCAACCCATCCAGCCGCAGGTAGGAGGATGTCAGTGTAATCACGCCGCTAACGCTGGTCAGACTGACGTTTTGATGGACGCCTCGCCAATCGCCACGGTCGTAAAACTTTTCCAGCACTTCGTTCAGCCGTTGAAGCTGCTGGACGTTGCTCATCACACCGTTTTGGGTGAGGAACATATTGAATTTGCTGCCCGACAAACGTGCAAGTGCGTTGGCAATGGTGAAGGACACGACTCCCGATTTACACGGACGCAGCAAAAAGGCAATTGCTTTTTACGCGACTTTCGTAAATAGTGCGCCACATGGCACTGCTCGGCAAGCTCACGTTCATTCAGTCCTACGACGCCGACAACACGGACTACCCGATTCTCGGCATCCTGTGCGACCCGCGCGCCCCCGGCTACGCCGTTCCAGCCGACCTCGCACCGCATCCCGACGACGTAAATTGGCCGAATCACGTCTTTCATGGCGCTGCTCCCGCAGAAAACGATGGGCGCGTCATGTGGTCATACTCGATTTTTCCCGGCCCGTGGGTAACGAGCACCCGGATTGATCGCGACAGCGAAATCATCACGGTTAAGCGCCGGAGAAATATCAAAGCCGACATTGCCAGTTCTGAAACGGTGGATTCAGGCGTGTTGATTCGCAACTTTTACGAGCAGGAAAACGACGATCTGATTGCCACGGAAATCAACGAAACCAGAGATTTGCCGGGAACGGAAATGATACGGGCCGAAGTGGACGGAGAGACTGGCACCGAAGTCATTGTCACGATGCAGATGATCGCAAAGCCAACCCTGCCATTCACGCAGGTTGCAGGCAGCGAAATCACTTATCAGCCGATTTCAGCCGTTCACGGCATGAAAGTCACCACGACGCTTTCCAACTTTGCGGCCCTGTCGGTGGTGGACTACCCGACCGGCAAGATGACCGCCCCGGCACTGATTACAAATGCGGTGCTGACCTCGACAACAGCCCGTGACGGCACCCCGGCTTTGAGCATCGTGTGGACAAAGCGCGCATCCATGACTCGCGAAGTCAAGATGACGCGCACCAAGACATTCGGAACCCAGGCGGACATGCTGGCCGCGCGAAATGCTCTGACGCTGGAAAACCCCGGCACCATTGATCTCATCCGTGACCCGTGGTTTATCCCAGCCATCCGCGAGAGCAACGTGCTGACCAACGCCGTGACGCTGGGACCATACACCACCGGAACGGAAAATCCGAAGTGGCCCTACATCGTGGAATCCGTTTCGTGGGGAAACACCTCGCCGACAGCCAGCGCCTATTCGGGAAGAACCGGAGTGGTGCTTTCCGCAGTGGTTGAATACTGGAAATACAACCTCTGGCGGCTGACCAAGATTCAAGCTGATACGTTCTGATGGAAGAACTTGACGCCACGCTGGCCCGTATCCGGGAAGTCATTCCAGCCGGACTGCCGGAACCGGATGCCGGAGGCGCGTCCGAATATCCTGGGCGCAACCCCGATTCTCTCACCCGCATCCCGGCGCTGCTCAAGCTCCACCCGTTCGAGGTGTATGGCGCGGGCTTCACGTCCAATGCCGAGACGACCGCTTACGCCTACGTGCGGCGCGGCTGGATTTTCCTCGATGAAGCCGACCTGACACAGACTGCCGCCATCGCCAACATCGACAACCGCATGACCCTGACGAGCGGGGATTGGGTGTGGCTGGAAATGACGTTCAGCTTCGCCGGGGCAATCACCGCAGGACCAACGCTGACATGGGGCGCAAGCTGGGGCAACTCGATGTTCACGAACAACGCCGGGGTGAGCAACGTCTGGCGACAACCCATTGCCTACGTTCGCGCCTGTCAGACCGGAAAGAGCACGGTCAATGGTATGCCGGACGCTCCGTTTCCTGATCCCGGCGATTTCCCGGACCTGAGAACAAGCCTTCGCATCGACCAGCTCACCACTACCCATCTGCAAAAGGCGCGCAAGGCCACGTCCAGCGGAGAGTTGATCTGGGGACTTGTGCCGAACTGGGCGTGGACGGCAGGGACAGGCCCAACCGGCGCAACAGGGCCGACCGGGCCGACAGGCCCAACGGGTGCCACTGGACCGACCGGACCGACCGGACCGACAGGAGCAACTGGACCGACCGGGGCGACCGGACCATGAGAACGCACGTCCTGAACCCGACCGTCACCGTCATCATGGAGACCATCGGGCGCGACACCATCGCTCGCGCCATCCGGTCGTTCATCGAACAAGACTACCCTTGGGCGCGGCTGCTCATCATCAACCGCCATCCGACGCCGCTCCGATTGCTCAACGTCCCGGACTCGCACCGGCTCCGCATCGAAGTAGTCAACGAAGAGGACATTTACACCCGCCCTGTCTATCAGCACATCGCCAACCTGAAAATGGTTCGCACCGATTGCTGGACGATCCTAGACGACGACGATTGGATTGACCCGCAGCACATCACGCAAATGGTCGAGGCGTGGAATCGCGTCAACGAGCGCAACGAGTCCCCGCTGCAAGTCTGCGGCCAGCACTACACCGCCCACTACGCGGACGGAACGAAACCCATCAAATGCAATGGATGGGCCGTCTCTCTTTTTGAACGGCTGACTCCCGCCGAAGTGGACTACATCTACAAGCTGTTCCCGCCGGACATGGTGATAGCATCCGATTCATGGATTTCCACGAACAGCTTTTTTGACATTCGCACCTTCCCCGGCACGCCGTCCTATCATTGGGATCGCATTGGCGAAGATCACCTTTCCCGTCACGAAACTTGCCGTCACGACACCCCGACCGGCAACATGGAATCGCACCTGAACTTCTGGCGTCTTAAACTTGCCGCCCGCGCCAAGCCGCTGCTCCCGGTGGAGCTTTAGTTCCCGCTTGGCCCGCACTCGAACCAGACCCGCCGCAGCAGGTCCGCAATGTGGCGCGGATTCCGGCGGCACTGCCACAGGTTCAGATGTCGGCGAGCCAGCGCGCCGCAGAGGGTGCAGGTGACGGGCGGGGGTTTCATTTTAGCAACTTTCTCGCTTCTCTAATTGGAAGTTTCAGCAACGCCAATCGTGTGGCCATTTTTGCCAGCAGCGATTCGTGGCGGTCGCGGTCGCGCTTGGAGAGTGTGTCCAGTCGCGTGCTGGTTCCAAGGATGAAGCCTCGGCTCAGCGAATCTAGCGCCTGCCGGGCGTAGCCACCCATCACGTCAGCGTTAGACTCAGGCGGCACGATCACGAACTGGTTGCCCTTCTGTCCGCGCCCAGTGATGTAGTAACCGTCTTTTTCCAGTT